AATAGAAGGTTTAGTTGATAGAGATGGTAGAACCTTATATGGACAAGCAGACGATTTCGTAAATGTAGAACCACAGGACGAAAATATTATATCAACCACTCCTGCGGCAGATGCTTATATATTAAAAGATTTCCCAGATAAAATATTAAATACTTCTTATACAAGAAATACTAATCTAAAAGCAAGACCACCAAAACAAAGAGCTCGTTACCCTTATCATATGCTAATTGTAATTGATTTATCCACGGGAGCAGCACCATATCTAGATCAAATAAAAGAAAAATTAGGTAAAGTAGTAGAGTCTCAATCTTTAATTAAGTCCCTTGGGTTTCAATTAATCTTTACAGTTATTGCAGTCGGTGGTCGAGGAGAGGTTTTGGGTACAGAAACTATAGTAACAATCTCAAGTGGAAGCACCCAAAGAATATACAATGAGGTTTTTGTTTATACACAATTTAAAACTATAACCGATCAAAATATTAACGCTGCTCAAGTTAAAAATCGTATAGATAGTCAATCCACACAAACAGACAACAACTTTCAAAATATGGCTCCAGTTTATCAAGCTATAAAAAACGAGGTTGAAAGATTTATTGAAAGGCAAGACGAAGAAATATCTGACGAAACCACTTATGAACGATACCAAAGAAACACCGTCACAGCTTATAACGCTGTCACGATTATAACTCATCAAGGAGATAGAGGCAGTCGCAGAAAAAACACTTTACTAGCAAAAATTAAAAATTTTCAAGAAACACTTAGGAGTTTAGCGCCAACAAACGAATTTAGCCCAAGTAGATATGGTGAACTTGACGCAGATGAAGATTTTTTAAATAATTTTAAAGCTTTTGTAATAGATTTAGGGGATGGAGAGGCAACAACATCTTATCAACCCCTTATTGATACTATTGGTGGAAAAGCTTTTGACAGTACAAGTACAATTTATGATGTTTTTAGTTATATTGGTGAATTTTTATTGCAAACAAGTACTGCTGATTTTGGTTTAACATACAGAGCTTTTGAAGGACTTAAAAACCAACTAACTAATGCAGAAATACCCCAATTAATATACGACGGAGGAACAAAATATTTAATAACAGACTTGGGTGCAACAAAAGTTTACTACACAAGTACTCAAGGATTTCAAGGGCCGTGGATACAACAAGAAGCAAGTGGCCCAGCTGGTCAAGTTATTAGCGCAAAGACACTTACTTTAGACAAGGGTGTTTACTTTGATGAAAACCAAGTTAAAACTGACTCAGGTAAACAGTTCGCAAAATATCAAATAGAATTAAAAAAGGGATCAGAAGATCAAACTATTTCACAAATATTGCCAGTAGCTAAAAGAACTTTGGCCAAGCAGTATGTTTTATTAGGCCCATTTGACAGAACTATTAATGGAGCTAGAAATGGTACAGGAAGCCGAGACGAAAGAAGAAATAATAGCGACAGACAAGGATCAGGTAGAGATTTTACAGCGTGGCAAAATTATGAACCAGCTCAAAAAGATCCATCAATTTTTAGTCATGAGATTTTTGATGCAGATATAGAAGAAATAGATATAGAAGTATCAGTAAGTGCGCTTTCAGATACCCAATCTTTTAATTCTTCCGCAGATAATAAAGCTGGTAGATCTAAAGCTGGTAGGCCGTTACCAACAAAAATAGATTACGTGCTTAAAACCAAACATATTTTAAAAAGCGGGGAAGTAATAGAAGAATTAGCTACTTTTAAAATCCCCAAAACAGATGGAAAAGGATTTAATATCAGAAAAGGAAAAATTGCTCTAACAGGAATAATCCTTCAAGGCGGATATCGTTTTACAATAAGTAATATAGTTTTGCCTGAATTTACATCTGAAACAGCAACTAGGTTAGTTACTCTTGAAAAAACTACTTTTGAAACAAAATCAAACCTTATTAACAGAGATACCTCTGTAGCAAGCGTTACAGAAAAAACAAAAAATAGATTCAGATATCCTATGTCAGCTTACATTGGATCGTCAGTTGATGCGAGATCTTTTCAAAAATTACCTAATAGAACTTTTAAAATAAAAGGTAAAAAAATATTAGTTCCATCAAATTATTTCCCCACAGATGATTTGGGTGGTGACAGGAGATTTTCTTCAGATGGGTCAACAGTTGGAAATAGGATATACGATGGAGAATGGGACGGTTCATTTAGATGGGCTTGGTCGGACAATCCAGCTTGGGTTTTGTATGATTTATTGAATAACTTTAGATATGGTACAGCTTTATATTCAAGAGATTTAGAAAACATAGATATATGGTCATTATACGAAATAGGAAAATATTGTGATGCCGTAGATGAATATGGAAAATTTGTTGGTGTAGATGATGGTCTCGGTGGAAAGGAGCCAAGATTTTCTTTCAACCAAAGAGTTGAAGGTAATGAAGATGCTTACTCTGTTCTTAAAAATATAGCTAAACACATGCAAGCTTTATGTTATTATAAAGATTCACAAATTCAGTTTAGAATTGATAAACCAGAACCTGTTTCAATGACATTTACTAATTTAAATGTTGTAGATGGACTTTTCAGTTATTCGGACGTAGTAAAGGGTACAAAGTTAACATCTGTTGAAGTTAATTATTTAGATAAAGAAAATAATTACAGACCGCGTACAGAATATGCAGAAGATAAAGAAAGTATATCTAAATATGGATATATTAAAGAATATGTCAATGGTTACGGAGTAACATCAAAAGGCCAAGCTTTAAGAATGGCTAGAAATATATTATTTGATTCTCAACATGCAACTGAAACAGTTTCTTTTGACGCTGGTTTTGAAGCGTCTTTATTATCTCCTGGAGATATTATTAGAGTTGTAGATGAAATGAAAAACTTAGTTCCTAATTATGGAATGTTTTTGCAATCTACGGGTTTTTTAGAATATCCTAATGGAGCTTACGGTGTTACTGGTTTAATCGTAGACAGACAAATAGCACCACAAACTGGTTTAATTTTAACTGGATCTGACGCAGGAAATGAAACATACATTCATTTATTTAACGCAAATTTATCTAAAGGGATTAAGGATTTATATTTTAAGAAAAGTTTGGAAAAAGATAATAAAGCTTTAGCGTTTACCGATGAAGAGATATCTGGGTTAAGGACGCCTGTAGCTGTATCATTACAGTTAAGTACTGAGGAATATCCAATTCAAGATTTGGGGGATAATGGAATTTTATTCAAATTAGAAACCACACAAGACTATCCGCCAGAGGCAGCATTCTTCCAATCTATGACTCCTTTTGCTGTTGATGTAAGCGGTAGAATAGAGAAAACATATAGAGTGCTTTCGGTAAGGGAAAAAGAAGAGGGCACGTACGGTGTGGGGGCAGTTACATATCATACTGGTAAATTTGATTTTGTAGAAAACAATGTTAAATTTGACCCCAAATTAGATAATTTTGATGTATCAACACAAAAATTTGTAGCTAGTTTACCTAAACCACCATCGGCTATAACACCTCATCTTTCAAGTATAGAGCCTTTTTCTGGAACAAATTCAATTGGGGCAATTGACTTCCCAATTTCAATAGTGAATAGTAATCCAAGCACAGCTGATAGATTCCAAGTAAATCTTACCAAGCCAGATGGTACAATAGTTTCATTTTCAGACAGAGTTTTGAGAACAGGGGTTACTGTTGCTGAAGGAAATACAGACGACAATGGATCAACTATGTTTACTTTCACTGGAGACGCAGTTAACCAAGCGGGTTTATACACCGTTAATGTTTTCTCAGAAACTTTTAAATTTTATGAAGGGCGTTCAACTACTTCTAGGGCTGGAACTTTTACCGTAGCACTAGGTAATCTTGGTTTAGATGATGCTGGAGCTGTAGTTAGATATTCTGGCATTAGTGGAACAGATGAAAATGTATTTTCTAATTCTTTTGGGCCAAATGATATAGATATTGATCCAAGTTTAGCGGATACAGCTGGATCAAGAACTTTTAAATCTAACCCAGAATCAAGTGCAATAGATTTAAATTTAATTATTAGAGACTTCATTGGACAAGATATTACAAACTCGCCTGAATTAAGACAATTTATTGATTTTAAAGATGCAGAACCAGCGTCTGGAAGATTTGATTTAGATAGAATAGATGAAACAGGTAGAGAAGGAGTTACTGAATTTAGATTAGAAAAAAATGAGCTTCATGAAAGATTGGATGTGCCAATAGAAGTTTTTGAAAGTGGTTTTGATTACGAAGTAGAAAATAAAATGGCACTAGACAACTCCTTTGCAGTAGAAAATGGAAAATTTCATACTGATAGAAACTCTGGGGCACAAAACATAATCTTTGAATCTGGTTCGTTTAGATCAACACCAGCAGTTTTCCTTCAACAAGTTTATGAAAGTGGCGTAAATTATGCAGGTAATGTAAGCACTATTGACCATTATGAAACGAAGCCAGCCTCCATAATTGAAACAAGTGGCGCAGGATTTACGATAACTTCAACGGCTACTAGCACTCAAGTTTATGAATACTTTGCTTTTGAAACAGGAAATTATAGAATTAATACGCAAAGATTCAAGATAGGATTTTTTGATTTAACTGGAACTGGTTTTGAACCAGTAAGCTTTAATGACAGTTTTACTGGAACAGATGGAGAAGGCGTTGGAGAAACACCAGATGGCCCAATGACATTCGTGCAATTACAAAGTGGAATTTCTGGTATACCTACAGCATCTATTTTAAAAACAACTTCAAAAACAGGATTTTTTGTAAGAGCTGAAAGTATTTATGATATACCAATGACTGGAACATGTGCTTACTTAGCTATTGAAAACAGATTGCAAAGTGGGAATAATTTCAATTTTACTGGAATAGGGTCAGATGTAAATATTAGTGGAGATACAGGAGTTAACCCACATATTTCTGGAGTTCAACAAGTTAATTATTTTGATTTTGGTAGTGGAACATTTAATTACACAGCTAATAAAGATTATGCAATACCAAGTGGAGATAGAATCCCATATGAAACTGAAAAATTTGCCGCTGGAGACGAAAGAGTTAATTTCTTAGTTCAACCACAACATAGTCAGTTCGGATTTCATCAGCTGCAAGATGGAGAGTCGGCAGTTGTAATTAGAGGTAAAGAAGGAGACGCAAATTATGGAGAAAGATTATTAAGAAACCCTATTACAGCAATAAACGTTAATGGACAAAAAGCCGATAATTCTACCGACGGTGAACATGGTAAAATAAAATATTATACAACTGCTAACTCAAGTTCAAATTTAGATTTCGCATCCTTTGGTTTGTTTGGTTGGTTTAATATACCTAGTGGATCAAATGCCAAAGGTGTATTCATGGATAGCTGGAACATAGGAGGATTTATTTGGGGACATGATGGTGGGGACATTAAACTTTATGTTGGTTATGCAAATTCTACTGACAATTTAAATACAGTAGCGTCTAATTTAGATGACGGAAAACTACATTCTATATTTATCAACGTTGCAAGTGACGGATTTGTGCAAGCTTTCATAGATGGCACTGGCAAACAAGCTCGTCAAACTATTAATGCTTACAATACTGGTGTTTCTACCCAACCTGGAGCATCACTTAATAATTTTGTAGGAGCATCATTTTTGGGGCCTCAAGGCGACGGTGGAAACCATTATGTAGGATTTCCTGACTTCACAAATCCATTTGTAAACGCAGGTATTAGCGGAAGTTTCACTGGGGGTTATGCTGCAAACTACATGGGTATTAAAACTGGTAGTACGTTTAGTGAAGATCAAATTTTAGAACTTAATAGAAATCCTAATTTAATAAAATCAGCACAAGGTTTAAATGATATTAGGGTTATAGTAGAGTTGACAGGAAATGCCGCTCATACTTCAAGTTCTTCGTCAGTTTCACAATCGGGTACTATAAATTCTTCTACTGAGCGTTCTCGTCCAGTAAATTATGCCCATGGACTTTATGTTGATCAAACCACTGGCATTTTTGGTAGGTCAATATTTGCTTTAGGTGGTGGAGATTCAATGCCCTTTAATTATAGGAACAAATTAATCGCTAATCAAAGTCCATTTAGAAACGCTTTACAGTTAGAGATGTTTGTTGGTGATACACAACAATACGCAGATTTTGAAAGTGGGCAACACCTTGATACTTTATTCTTCCCAGAAGGTAAGGTTGAATCTTTTCAATTTAGTGGTATAGAAGCAGCATTAAAGGATAATGTGCTTTTAGAAAATGAAGCGAAAATAAGATTAGCGTTTGCTAATTATGCTCCAATTGTAGCTTCTTATCCAACTGGAGTGGGTGGAGCTTCTTATGATCTTTTTGGTGACACTCAACCATATTTAGAATGGCAACAATATACAAAAAATGGTGGTTTTGACGATCCTAGAGATTGGGGAACTGTTAAATTAGATCCTTATGAAAATCTAAATGGAAGATTTAACTATGATCCATTTGTTGAAGTAACTGGTATCAGATTTACTGGCGCTGGGTATCACAATGATGGAGAAGAAACTCAAGGATTGTATTTAGATAGTACAACTTCAGCTAATATTGGCACTAATGATTTTTCTGTCTTTTGTTGGTTGTATCCTGGAGAAAGAAAAGGGTTATCATCGGATGGTATTGACGGCCAAAGTGAAGTTTTAATTTACAATTGGGGCGGAGATGCTAGTCTTGAATACACTAGGGATGAAATTGATTCAAGTCCTTTGGTACCAGGTTTACATAGTGGCGCTGGGTTTATTTTATTCCATAATGTAGAAGATAGAAAAGTTCATTTGTATGCAGGAACGGGCATAATGATAGATTATGAAAGCGACGCAAGAAACACAGTAGATTTATTTACAGATGATGAACTTCCCGATACTCTTAACTTTATAGCCGCCTCTGTTGATGCAAGTAATGGAACAGTAAAAAGATGGTTAAATGGAGTAAGGTATTCAGATTTAAGTGTTAAAGCTTATACTAGTGCACCTAGTGGATTGAGTAATTTTCACTACCCTACATTTCTTGCTCCAAATCATTCAGCAGCAAGTGCCTATAATGGCGAATTTGATGATGGAATTGGAAATCCTTTTAGTGATTTACAGGATGATTATGAGCATTTTGTTTTTGGTTCGGACTTACTTGGATCTGAGCCACATAAAAGATTTGTTAGTAATTACATGGGCTTTAAAATAGGCCAATTCAGCAATGCAGACATTGAAAAATACAATAAAGAACCAAATTTGATAGAAGAATTAAAAGGCCAAGGAAATACAAAAGCATTTTTAACATTTACTGGCGGTACGGGTTATATAACTGGTGGACATACAATACCTGCAAACAATATTAAATTTAGCGGAAATCCAGAGGACGATAATAACATAGGATCTGAAACTGGTTATGGTTCAAATACAAGTGGTAGTGGAGGATTTCTTTTAGGTTATCAAAATATTGATTTGGTTAAATTTTTCACTGGAGCTGAAAGTGATTTTGATTTTAATCCTTTCACAGAATTTAATTTTGCTTTTGAAAAAGAAGTTAATCTTAAAGAACACTATTATGATTCAGTTACTGGAGAAATTGTAGATCAATACGATATCACTGCAGATGATATAAACAATTTTACGGGACTTTTATTCTACAAAGCTGTGCCGTATAATAAATATGGGCCAATGTTAACTTTTGAAACTGGAGAATTAACATCTCACAAAACATTAGAAAACAAATTCGGTAGTTTCAATGTTGTTGAAGAAACATTTAGCGGAAGAATGTTTACTGGATTTACTGGATATAACTTTAATCTTTCCGAAGAACTTGGAGCTAATTTAGGTGGTTCTAATTTAAATATCCCAGTAACAAAAAATGAAATATCTGGAGTCGAATTAAGTAGTTTTGGATTTGATTCAAGAAGATTTACAACAAGCCACACTTCAAATATAGTAAATTTTGTAATCAATACTGGAACACTTGAGTTTCCAACAAACAGTTTTCAGTTTGAAATATTATCTGAATCAGCTGGACAAGTTAGAGTTAGAAGCGATAATGGAGCTAGTATAATAAAAGATTCACCGACAGATGGTTCTCCAGGAGCTGTGAGTAACGATTTAGGGGGTGGTAAATCAACTAATCTTACTTACTCATCTACTTCAAAACAAGTAACTTTAAGAACTAGTAGTTTTTAATTAAATTTTAATAAATTTTTTTGAGACTCTATATTTTGCGCCCAAATCTTTTTTCTTTCCTTTACATCTTTTAACATAGCGTAAGATTGAAAATCAATAGCATAAATTTTGTTTGTATCTGATTCCACAACAAAGTTTTGGGTATTATAATCTAGAAAAGTCCAATCTGAGCTTTTTAAAACAACATCTTGATACACTATTTGATTATAAGGGTGGGTTATAGTTCCAAAAGGAGTACCCTTTATGAATTGAACATATTGGGTAACGGTATCACCATCATAGGTAAACGTAAAATTTGGTATGTGAACCCTATTGAAATTTTCTCCTTGTAACCTTTGTAATTTTTCTATTAATATATCCCTTTCATCAAGATTTGAAAATTTAATTGTTTTTTTCAAATCAAAACTGGCAGAAGCGTGAAAAGACGATCTGTCATTTTTAAGGATTATTGTTTTGTACATTACATTAATTTAAGAAGCTTGCGACATTCTTTTGCAGGAATATCTTTAAACTGAGACCAAGTTTTGACTTGTTCCGTATCTCCATCATATTTACCGTCTTTGTACAAAGCTCGTAACCAGTCCTTAAAGCCATCAAAAGAGCTTACGCCTACCTTGTCTTTAAGATTCTTTGCAAAGATACCTTGAGGACTAATATCTATTGATTCTGTAGGTGTTTCAATTGGAGCTTTATCTTTAGAACTGTCTATTTCATCCGCACCAACAATATGAATGTTTAAAAAGTTACGAACACAACGAACAAAAGCACGATTCTCTGCAATACATTCTAAGAACTTTGCCGCAAAACCATTTGTGTTATTTGTTGTGGCATTGGCAATAGAGGCAAAAGTTTGCATTCCATTGCTTTCGTAGTTGCTAATCCAATTAATCATACATTGAACAACAACACGAGTGTCAGAAGATTCGGTGATATCATAAGTAACATTATGTAAACCTCTAAGCCTAGCTAATTCTTTAATCCCGCTCAACTTAATTAAAAGTTGGCCATCATCAAGACCCTCAATAGAATCTGGAACAGGCATTTTTCTTCGCTCAAACCAATCTTTGTTTGGATACAAATGTTCTGAAGGTATCATGGCTCTCCAATTAACAGAACCATCTTCATTAAAAACATAATCAACCGATTCTAGAAGACCATGCTCGTTTCTTTTAAATTTTTCTGGACTACTCATATAAATATAAACTTTCTAATTCTTGTTTAGAATCATCATTTAATACGAACTTGTCGGAATTGTCAAGCAAAATAGCAGAAAAATGTGATTTGTATACAGATTGTTTAGTAATAAATTGTTTTTTAGACAAATATCTTGTTTTTTCGCTAATGATTTCCGATATATCTTCAGTTTCGCTCTCTAGCGTAACATTGAAATCAAAATACTTTAATCTTAAATCTGAGAGAATGTCTTTGGTCTTTGTAGAAATAATTAAGTTGATTTTTAATTTTTTTATTTTTTTAAAAAATTCTAAGTAATCTTTTTTTAGATCGTCTAATTTGAAAATAATTTGTTTCACACACCTTTTAATTTGCCACAGTTGTTCGTCATCAAGATGTCTGTCCAAAATTAAATTAGCTGGGCACATTCTACCCCAATTTAAGATATTATTAAAATCAAAGTGTAGATCTGATCTAATGTTAATTCCTTTATTATGCAATTCTCGTGAGTAGGCAAAAAAATCTGGCTTAATTTCAACGACTGGGAAGACAAAATTTTTACCAGCTCTAACAGTTTTAAAATCAATTTTGTGGTCTATACCTAGTTTATCTAAAACAGCCTGTGCAATTACCTCTGGTTTGATTTCGTTAATTCTTTTTTGAAGTTCTTGTGTAGCAAAAGAAGGTTTGATTTTAGAAAAATCTGGAGAGATTAATTCAACCTTATTTGGGTCGCTCCAATATGGTGAGCAAGTTTCTTTATAGGTATGTGAATATAGAGCTACAATTGGCTTATCGTATGTACTTGCAACGTGCACTGGTAAACTATCTATGCCCAAATGCAGTTTGGAATTTTTAATAATATAATTTGATTGTCTGTAACTGCAAGCGGTTAATACTTGATCCACTCCATTGACAGGTTCAGCTTTTGGCCCACCGACTTGAATAATTTTGTACCCAAATTCTTCTAGTTTTGGTTTAATCAAAAATAAACATATGTCCCAATAATCATATTGTTTGGATTGTATTTCTGTGTCAGCATGAAATGTAATATATTTATCATACGTAACTGGGAAGAAATGATCTTGTATTTGTGGCTTGCCCACTTTAACTCCTAAATCTTTTGCGTATACTTCTGCTATATGACTCATAATTGAAATTGTTTTTTGTCTATTCCGTTGTGATGATAGTTGTGAAATTTTTGTGTTCCTAAGTGTGGTAAAAACGCCATATCAAAATAACCATTATGTTCGCCTTGTCCTTCTAGGAAATGAAGATTTTCTAATTGTGGATCAAAAGGTATGACTTTATGAACATCTGGATGGTCTTCGAAAAAGGGAGCGTATTGAGGACTCGTTATTCCATATATGTCATACTCTGGATAAAGCTCTTTTAGATTAGATAGTAAACTATTTACCCATAAAACGTCTCCAGCTGATTGTGGCATCATTACAGCAATTCTTTTACCTTCATCTAACAAATCTTCAAATTTGATTTTTTTACCTTCATCCGTTTCCCAAGTGAAGTCGTAATCAATATCTGGCATCGCATCAATAATATCTTCTAGTTTTTTCCCTACAGCTTCTATTGAATAATTTTCTATAGTATATTTGCGAGCCTTCCTCCCAATTTCTTTTCTTCTTTCTGGTTTCATTTGCCAAACCTTTTTAAGTTGTTTAGCAATACTTGAAGGATATGTGGAGGCTTTGATAAATTGAGTTCCTGGTTCTCTGTACTCAGCCCAATCCAAAGACATACCACCACTTTCTGCTGTGCAAGAATCTTCGCCACAAGAATAGCTTGTGACCAATGTGATAAGCTCTGTTAACTTAGCTTCGAAGATAGGGATTTCCATACCACCACTAGTAAATGGGTGACAATAAACATCCATCATATTATAGATTTCATTTAGTTGTTCTTCATCAACTCCGTCATTAACATTCGTGGTATTTAAAACTTTTTCAGTACCGCAGTGACCACATTTTTGTTCTTGTCCAGTAAATGGCCTCACTTCATAATTTGAACAAGCTTTACAAAAGTAAGTTGTTAAAATATCTGCTGGGTCAATGTTTTTTTCTTTTATTAATCTTGGTATATCCCAGCCTTCAGACCAATGAGTGTGGAGTAAAAGTTTTGCTTTAGGGCAATCTTTTTTAAACATTTTAAAACCCTCTAAAATATTTGGCACACTTTTTCTTAATTGATTTCTGAACACGAATCCAACTATAAAATTATCAGACAAATTATATTTTTTTCTTAACTCATTTCTATTGCTGTTAGGCAACTTATAAAAATCTTCAGTGTTTACGGAACCATGTAATGTTTTCACATGATCGTGCCCTTCTTTTACCATATCTTTTTCCGCAAATGAAGACCACACATAAAAGTTTTTTGTTTTTGGTGCCGCTTCTAACGCTTGAGGTAGGATAGGTTGACTATCTAATGTAGTCCAAATCATGTGATTTAATTTATCCCACCAAGGTTTATCCCAGTATCCCGCAAAAGCCCAAATATCTTCAACACCAATATAAATGTCTGGTTTAAATTCTTTAATAGCTGTATCAATCATTTCGGCACCATAACCAGCTTGTCTTGCTCTATGAGGGTCTGAGTTTAATTGTTGCAATAAAGCTTGATTATCTGGCAACGAACCCCTTGATTCCCAAGGCTTATTATTGGTTGTGGGGTTACTCCATTGAGAACCATTTGCTAATTCTATAATTTTATACTTTCCAGTTTTGTATAGGTATTGTAAAATATTTTTACAATGTTTTCCAAAACCAGTAAAAGCTCTAGAATTGTTAGAATGAAAAAGAATTGTTTTCATTAAAACTTAAACAGTTTTTCTAAGTATAATTCTAGTAAAACTTTTAACGCTCTAGCTTCACCTAACTCAACACCTATACCAAATTTTAAAGTGCTGTTTTTGATAACGCCCAAAGAAAAAGCTTTTGTGCCATTGTTTTTTTCGTATGGCTTAAATGAAATTGTAGTTTTATTATCATCAAATGTATGATACGCAGAAAACTCAGTGTATCTTTCAATCGCATGGATAATAGACCCAACCTCATTTTCGTTTATCTTGCAGAAAATATTTTTTTCTGGATCTTTAGCGTTTCCACTAAAAGTTCCTGTTCTATTGGAAGCGTTCCAACCAGCTTGTTTAATAGCTTGGATTAAAAAGATTGGCTTAACTGGATTGCCTTCTTTATCTTTATCAATAATTTTAAAAGAAAAAGCACAACCTGTATTCTTGGCATTTGGTTTGTAAAGATTGTATTGCATATGCGACTATTATACTGCATAAAGTGTAAAATTCTATAGTTAATTTATAATATTTTATATGCCAAGAAACATTAATTTACCCAAAGCAAGAGTTTTCATAAGAAAAGATATGTGGGGAGGATCTGGAGAAGAATTTGAACCTGCATGGTTGGTATCAGTAAGAGCATTAAGGGGTAGACCTTTTTGCTTTCAAGTATGGGTAGATAGTCATTGCGCTTGTTACGATAAAGTAAGACCCGATTGTTTGTATTGGAAAAAGCCAGAAAAAGACCACGAAAAACTGGATTTAGTTGACGTGCAAATGTGGGAGTGTTTATCTAATGATATAGAATTATTTCATAAAGCTCAACTTGCTGACGTGCCTATGTTGGTTAACATGGGTGATGGCGACTTTGAAGAAGGTAATTATTGGTTTACTATTGACTGTGTGCCAGAAAAACAATCGCTTGGATATATGGATGTCGGTGATTCTGATTTACTTGATGAGCATAAGGAAATGAATGTGATACGTCTCAAGAATGGTCAAATAGCTATTTACCCTAATAATAGATTAAAATGGATTCCAGAGTCTCTCAGTAGCACTGAAGCTATAAAAAGAATACCTAAGTGGAAAGTTGCAGAAAATGCTGTTTGGGATAAAGAATGGTTAGAACAACCATTTGAATTATTTGGTGACTCCGATTGGAGTTATTGATCTTTTCCTAGTATATGTCCTGGAATTATAAAGCAAAATAAATCATTTATTGCTGGAGCTTCATCTGGAAATTTTTCTGTTACATAATCTTTAATTAGAGTATATGTTGCATAGTTTTTGTAAAACTTTTCCATATCTTCAGCACCTTCATTGATTAATAAAAATAATTGTTTGGAAAATAGGTCACTAAAAACAATTGCTGAGTTCACAGCCTCAGTGTCGAAGTATTTTTTTATAAATGTTTTTTGATTGTAATTCGCAACTAAATTAGAATTATTGTAATACATTTTTAAAAATCTCATTAAATGACTTTTTGAGCGATTTAATTGAAGCGAGCATATTGTTTTATGTAAACTTGTGAATAAATCCAAGCAATAACAATTGTCAAAATTAATTATTTTTATCATATCTTCTTTGTATAATATTGAAGAATATTTAATTGCAAAGTTTGAAAAAACCTCCTGCGAAGGGCTGTAGTTTTCATTGATAAAATCAGTGTTTTCATTTATTATGTTTCTGATTTCGTGAAGACCCAAACCATAATTAAAAGTCAATTCTTTACTCATTTCATTAGTGATATCTACGTTTAATATAGAGCGATCTATATCTAGTTTGTCTTGAAACGAAGGTAAATTACCTGTTGGTGATTCGTGAATTGTATCTAATACATTACAAAATGTTCCTAAATTATAGGTAAAATCTGATTTTTGTATATCTTCAAAAGAAAAGCCATTCTCAAAACTAGTGCAAAGATAATTAAACCCGTTGCCACCGCTAAAAGATTCAATTTTTGGACTAACTAAACCATAACCACTAAAACCAGTTGGCAAACTATTTAAGGCATCATATTCTTTTTGTAATGAATTAAATCCAGTAACGTATGATATTTTTAAAATTTTTCTAAATCCTTCATAATCTAAACAAAAAGTATCATACAAAAAGGATTCATTTATTTGTTTGATTTCTTGAACTTCTCCAAAGCCACTGATATTGTCATCACCTGTGCATATCGTGTTAATTACGCCAGATTCAAAGGAATCTACCTCTATAAAATCTTTTTTTAATCCAAAACTTAAAACTGGAGAATTAAATGCTATTTCCTTAAATGCCATAAGATATATTACACAAAAAGGGTGGTATTTCTACCACCCCTTGCAATTAGATACGAACTCCACCAAGATTGATTCCACTCAGACTTGATTTAGCGAACTTTCGCGTTTGTTGAGCATTTCTGTCATGAATAACCACATATTGCGGTGTTTCTTTGACGAATTGAGCGTTAAATTGATCTCCGCTCTTTACTCTAAGGCCGAAAAAACGACCCTTGCTATTCTTCATAGCTTTTACTATACGATTTATTTTTCTCATAAAAAACCTATTTTATTTGTTACATTTATGTCAGTATTAGTTTTGACATTTTCAATATTAGTATTGAGTTTCTGTGCAAATATACCATATATGGTTTCCATGTCAATCTTTTTTTGCTCTTTTTCGTCTGCAAAAAGTATTTTTGTTTTAGCGCCAGCTTCATCTAGTATATCAAAAGCTTTGTCTGGAAATTTTTTCTCTGGTAAATACTCTGCGCAAAGTTCAATTATTTTCAATAAAACACTAGAAGTAAATTTTACATTGTGGAATTTTTCATAAGAAGATTTAGCTTTCTTTAAGAGTTCAAAGGTTTGTTCTTTTGTTGGTTCTAAGACATCTATTTTTTCAAAACGACGATTTAAAGCCGAGTCGCCTTTAAAATATTTTAAGTATTCATCTTTTGTGGTTGCACCTATACAAGCAAAACCCCCACGAGACAATACTGGTTTTAAGCTATTGGCTAAATCCAAACTACCTTCAGAGCTACCTGCTCCAACAATAGTGTGTATCTCATCAATAAACAAAATATAGTCATCACTACTTGAAATTTCATCTATGATAGCTTTTACTTTTTCTTCCATTTGTCCTCTGTACATAGTTCCAGCAAGCACAGATGTCATATCTAAAGAAAGTATTTTTTTATTCTGTAAGAACTTTGGGCATTTCTTTTGTATTATTTTTTCAGCTAAACCCTCTACAATGGCTGTTTTACCAACACCAGCTTCTCCAACCAAAATGATATTACTTTTGTTTTTTCTTAGTAAAATTTCAAAAGATCTTTCTGTTTCTTTTTCTCTGCCAAAAATTTCAAAAGTTCCTCTGCTTTCAATCGTTTCGTTAATGTTTTCACACCACTCACTAATACCTTGAGCTTGCTTTTGTTTTGGTGGAGCTGAAGCAGGTTTAGAAACTTCCACCATTGGAGGTAGGCTAGTATCAATCCCATTCTTAATTATATACAAAAGTGTTGTACAAAATTTAATCACGTCAACTTGCAAACCAACAAAAAAAGCTCTGATCTCATTTCTTGTTTCCAATAAGGAAACTAAAATATGATCTAAACCTATAAAGTCATCTTTGTTTCTTTTGGATAGTTTTTGAGATGCATCTAAAATTTCAAATATTTCGGGGGCAAAAACTTTATACTTTCTTTTTGGTTCTTTGTATTGTTCTAAAACCATTTCTAAAGCTTGAAGAAAGCCAGTTTTTATCCAGCCATTCATTTCCATACAGAAATCTATATTTGTGTGGTCAGATTGAAGAATAGCATATATGAGATGTATGTCTATAACTTTTAAATGTCCATATTCGGACGCTATTTCTTGAGCTTCTAATAAGCAATTTTTAGCGGATGGTGTGAGGTTGTAACTTGAGAAGTCGGTCATTTTATTTCTGATAATCTTGTGTAAATTTTTTCATCAAGGATAGATAATTTTTCTCCAAATATAATATCTTCTCCCTTCGTTCCGTAAATAAAAACAATTTGTCCTTCTTTAGGCTTTTTACCACCTTCATTTAGGTAATTGTCTAGAGTAGCTGACCTTCTGTTGTTGGTCATCATGAAATTAACTTTTCCATAATCATCTTGTATTTCAACTCTCATGTACTTATTTCCAGCTCTGCTGGTTCTAGAGACGCAATCTGTCACGACTCCAACATACTTTACACGGTCATTTTGTTCAATTGACTTTAATTCCAAACTGTTGACTAAGTTTTGGGTATCTTGGAAAACATTTTTAATCTCATTTGAGTGGCTATATCCCAAGTATTTGCGCTCAAAATACCAGTTAGCAAATACCAGATGTTCTTTATTTTTGTCGTATATTTGGCGATATTTGTCGTAATCTCTTTTAAATGTTTGAAATCTAGAGTCTTTCATTAAAGGTCTGCCGTCATCAGCGGGATAATTTTCTTTTCTAACAAAGGCAATAGAATTTAAAATATCATAATTTAATTTAGCCCCAAGTTGTGTGAAATTTCTTTTTTCTCTTTGAGTTAGTAGGTTGAAAGCTTGAGCTTCCAAAACTAATCTACAACGATTCGCTACACCGCTAGAGCTATCACAAAAAGAATCCATCATACCACCTTGTATAAGTCCAGATAAAACACCAATATTGATTCCAGAATCTTTAGCTGATAGAAAGATATCATATTTGTTTTGTTCTAATAACTGAGAGTCTCTAAAATCTACAACATTTTCAAGTGTTTTTTCTGATACTCCTTTAACGCTGTTTAAGCCATATCTAATATTATTACCTTCAATAGAAAACTCAACTTTTGATTTGGCTAGATCTGGTGGTAAAAGCTTCATATCAAACAAGCAAAGTTCTTGGCTAATCAAAGCTATCTCTGCATGAGAATCTGGCTCGTGCTTTGTCATTTTAAGCAAAGACAAAAAGAATTCTTTTGAGTGATTAAATTTTAGGTAAGTTGTAATTGCCGCCAAAGTGGCGTAACTAATAGAGTGCGATTTGTTGAATGAATAATTAGCTGAATCTTCTGCAACTTTCCATAAAACTTTACCAACTTGCTTGGGTAAATTATTCTCCTCTATTTTTTCTTCAATCTTAGCTTTCCAAGCTGGCATTTGGTCTACTTTCTTTTTGCCAACAATACGTCTAAGTTGTTCCGCTTCATCAAGAGTAAAGCCAACTTTAACAGCCATCTTCATTAACTGTTCTTGGTATAAAGGAATGCCTCCAGTATAAGATAAGATATCATCAAAAAACTCGTGAACAGAACTGAACACGCTAGTTTTTACATAACTTGCATATGTATCTAAATAATCCAAAGCACCAGGGCGAGCAATAGCAACCACGGCAGACAGTTCTTCAAGGTTGCGAGGAGCAATCTTTCTAGCTGCTTTAAAGTTTGTATCCGCTTCAATCTGGAAGAGACCCTTTGGTGCCTCAATGAATTTGAAGTTTTCATATATGTTATTTGACTCAACATCTATAGTTTCAATATCCATATCTAATTGTTTAAGAGTGTCATAAACAACAGATAATGTTCTTAATCCCAAGATGTCGAATTTAACCATCAAAGATGCTACGTCATTCATGTCGTAACCAGATACATAATTACCGTCATTGGTTTTTTGCATCGGCATAACTTCTTGTATATTGTAGAAGCTAATCGCAATCCCCGATGGGTGAACGCCAGTGTTCTTGTTTAATCCTTCTAGTTTTCTGGCAATGTTAAATACTTTAGGGTTGTCATCGCAAAACTTTTTAAGTTTCTCGCTTTCATCATAAGCTTTTTCTAACTTAAATACCTTTCCGAACTGTTTTGGAATAGAAGCGCTAATATCATTAACCTCTTCTTCTGAGAACCCTCCCACGATCTTTCCGCACTCCTTTACACACAATTTACTACTCAATGTGTTTAAAGTTAATATCTTACAAGTCTTACCTTTATGCTTATCTTCAATATATTTGATTACCTCGGCTCTTCTATCGTAACTGATATCATTGTCCACGTCAGCCAACAAAGAGCCGTCTAGGTACGTTATATCGTCAACAACGGTCTTTTTGGCTCTGCTTTTGGATACAAATCTCTCAAAAAACAGATCATACTTGATTGGGTCAATATTTGTTACTTTTAGTAAAAATAATACCAACGAGCCAGCGGCAGAACCACGACCTGGCCCAGTTGGTATATCATTCTCATGGCAAAAGTTTAAAACATCCCAGTTTAAAAGTATATAATCAACAAACCCCAAATCTTTTAAAACAGATAGTTCCATCTTAACTCTGTCGTAGTATTCTTGTTTGTTTTCTAATTTATCAATACCTCTTTCTTTGACACCTTTTAGGCATAACTCACGAAGCAAATCATAGTTAGATGATGTATTAGAAATACCTAACTCGTCATAGAATCTTTGCTCTACTTCAATCCCTGGTAATCTAACGCCAACTGGCATTGGTTGTTTAAATGATTCTAAATTTCTAATTCCCATAACTGTTTTTGAAATATCTCAAAGTTTTTCTCTATATCGTATAAAGCATCATGTAACTTTTTTTCGTCAAAGTCAATATTATAATGCTGTAATAGATGTTTCTGATTTGTTTTTAAACCACGTTCCCTAAAGTGAAGGTATCTCATTTGCCAAGCAAGTAATTCGTTGCCTGGATTTTTATCCCCCTTTGCTATAGCTTTAGCTAAAATGTTTGTATCTAAAAGCTCTCCAATAAAATTTTCGTAACTAATTCTTACGCCCATCTTTCTAAGCCAAACACCTAATATATAAATATCATAACCAAGAATATTGTGACCAAGAACAATGTTATTACCATACAAAGCTTTTTCAAAGTCTTTCCAAACAACCATTGGATCTTCTGCAACAGATTCGTAATAATCTCTGTCAAATCCAGTAACCCGTGCGGCATCTGGAGAGACATTTAAGTCGTCCCATTTGATGAAGCGATTGTGTTTTTTGATGACTTTTTTACCTTCGCATTCAATCCAAGCTATCTGCCAAGGTTTAGAGGTGATTAAGTTTAATCCCTCTGTCTCGGTATCAAAAACTACGTAGCGCTGTTTAAAGTTGTATCTAAGTAATTCTTCCATGATCCAAAGCAAAATTCGTCACTACCAAAGTGATCTAGTCCAGGGTTTGATAGATCATAAGTTCTACCTATCCTGCGGTTACAAATTAATTTATAAGTTTGAAAAGCCAAAACATCTTCTTTATCTTTATAATATATTGACTTTGCATTAAAGTGTTCGTTTAAATGATTCTTGCAATAATTTAATATTTTATCTTCAATCAAACAATCAAAGGGAAGATTGTTATCTTCTATTACAAAAGATATATCACGAGGTAAATCAACAACACAATTAGAAAAGGTTGTTAAATTTTTATGTAAGAAAGAATCATAAAAGGGCACAACATACTGTAAATGTTTTGTAGAGTCCCAAGGTCTTGTGATTTTTGTGTCCGACTGTTGGGTATAAAGATTATATAATTCTTTTGCACCAGCATCACCATTTGCAAAAGCAATCATTTTACTTTCTGATTCTTCGCTGTGGTCGTCGTTATACATAGAGAAACGCAAACCAAAACGTAATCTATCTTCAAACTTTCTAAAGGCTTCTGGAAAACCTGTCATACTATCTTCAACAAAGTAAACCTCTTCGAAGTCTTTTGTTAACTCGTGTACATCATCTATTCGTAAAATGCTTTTACCTATAGATGAATGTGTCTTAAATAATGGAATCATATTACCACTATAGGTGATAATTTTAATTTGTCAAGTGTTTTGGGCAACCTTCGTAATATTTTATTGAATGTGAACCACCTTCTGGCACCATACTCTTATCAAAGTCTTCTTGAAAGCAGGAAAGAGTGTGTTCCCCATCTGCATCTAATATTTCCACATAAAAGAAATCAAATTTAAATGGACAATGCCACATAAGAGAACCATCTTTTTTCAGTTGACCTTTTTTCTCAGCAAAACCACATTGCAGTCTACCACTAAAAGTATTATCATCTGGAAAGCCCTTATCATATGCAAAATTACTTTTGGCTGTGGACTCTGTAAAATTTTCTAGATAGTCTTGTATATTTGCCAACTGCATTTCAAAACCTTCTAAATCATCTTCATCTAAAGGTGTCATTTTTAACAAGCCTTCTTTTTTTAAATTAAATTTTAAAAATAAAAATTCAGCATTTCTATTTACATATTCTGGAAACAAATGTTTAACAGCTAAACAATAAATGTAATCTTGTAGGTTATCTTCTTTTTCTTTTCCAATAAATATTTTTTTAGATGTTTTATAATCTCTAATCAGTGCTATTTTTTTATCCTTGTATAAAAACAACTGGTCAATAAAACCTCTAATGTTGTATCCGTTTTTTTCTATATCAAAATCTAACTCTGCATAAGCCTCATCTGGTATACCTAATTCTTCTCCGTGAAAGTTGCAACTTAAACCGTTGAGAATCATTTGTTTAATTAAGTCCATGTTGTCGTCATCATCAACACCCATCTCTTTCGCTTCAGATAGTATTTGATCTTTAACAACCTTAACTGCAAAAGGATCTTTTGCTTTAACAATTTTATTGTATTGAGTTTTGGTTTTTTGTTTGGATAAATGTTCGAAAACATTGTGACATATAGAACCACGTCTAGCTCCATCGTTACCTTTTTCTGGTAACTTGAGTTTGTATTTAGACCAATATAACCAACTACAAGATTGCGCAGTTTTTATACGGCTTGCTGATAATTTAACTTCCATTGATAATTTTCATTAGTTTTTTGCAGTTACCGTTTTTTCGTAAATTGTCTTTTGATTTTATTTGTTCTATAATCCAGTCTTGTGTTTTTTTGTCTGCTAAATTCCATTTGCATTTTCTAGTATACCACTCTTCAAACATATTAATATTAGATTCAAGCATGTCGCCAAAATCATTTGCAAGTGGTGGGTTAACGCATATTTGACTAAGGTCATATATTTGAGATAATTTAGCAACGGTTTTGATTGTGGCTATACCACCAGAGTTGGTTTCTTTATCTTTGTCGTTATTCATTGCTACAATTATTCTATCTAAATTAAAACTATTGAGATACGATAACACTTTAGATGAAATATCTAAGCCAGCTAACATTAAAACATTTTTAAAACCAGCTTCATACAAAGCCATGCAGTCGCCAATACTTTCTACTAAAATAACTTCGCCTTTTTCTTCTATATTGTCGTGGGAAAGATGGTGTGGATAAACCCAATCTGTTTTACGCCCCATGTGCTTCCATTTGGGAATATTATCTCCTTTCACAACAGTCCTACCAGAAAAACCATGTATCTGATTGTTTAAATCGTAGATAGGAAAAACCATACGTCTATACATTTTACCGCCACCAGCATAACCGCACTTAAATAATTTTTGGGTTTCTTCGGATATCTTTTTATTTAGGTAAAAATCTCTGACTGGTAGGAGTTTTTCTAAATAAGATTCTGGGTATATTTTTTCCATTTCTATTTTTTGTTCTGGCTCTTTACGTTCGTAAGTTTGTACAGCGTCACCTACATATTGTTTTAATATTTGGGGGTCATTAGTTTTTAGTGTTTCTTGTACTAAAGCTTGAAATGGTTTAGATTGGTTGTCTGTACCAAAATCTTTCCAAACGCCAGTGTCTTTATATATTATAATGGCTGTTTTGTTTTTTCCATTTCTATACAAAGCATTTGTACGCCAATGATTACCACAATCTTGAAGTTGATAACCAAGCTTTTCTAAACTGTCTCTATAGATCATCAAAAGAAGGTATATTATCTTGTGTGTGTATTAAGTCACCACCATTGTTTCTGAAGGCGACGATGTCTCTTAAATCTCCACACTCTGTGATGTTAAAGTTTTTAAACTGTAGATTGATAAAGTTTTTGCGTAAGTTGTCATCAACTTGGACTGGCTCACAAGCACCTGCAATATCTTTACCTAAATGTCTAGCTTTAACGTTGATAAGTTTATGTGTACCAAATGAAGAACCATCGTCTGTTATTTCATCTGTTGTTTTTTGTCTTAAAATAAACATGTGAGAACAGAACTGTGTGATTCTATCTGATAGGGAGACGATGGACTCATCATCAACAATATTTTGAGAATTTCTGTTATTAGTAATACCACTACGATTTGATTGTACAGATGTAATCATTGGTATAACTGGCAAACCATCCTCAAGGATTTCTTTTTGTATACATTTTTTAAACTTGTCTACCATCTCTCCAACCATTTGCCACTCTGATTTATTGCCAGACTGTTTATCGGAAGATGTTTTAATATAATCAAAAGAAAAAATCATTTTATTGCCACGACCAACTTGAGAATAATAAAATCTTTTAAGTGTGTTAATCATAGAGTCAACATCCATACCACCAACATTGTAGTAGTAAAATTTAAGTTGTTTAACCTTAGACCAAACAGCTCGAACTTTCTTTACAACATCTTCTCCAGCTTGTCGCCACTTACCACTTTCCAATAAGTGAGAAGGCACACCAGACAAAGCCGCACATTGACGAATGATTAGTTCTTCTTTACTCATTTCACCGTTATCAAAATGTAAAACGGGTACGTTGTATTTCATTGCAACCTTTGTTGAATAATCCATGCAAAATTGTGTTTTACCAACACCAGAACGAGCAACTATAACTGTAATGTTTCCTGGTCTCAAAAGAGAGCCGTAAATATCATTTACCTTTTCGTGAGGGCCGAACATTCCGAACTCGTCAACTGGATTGTTGCCACGCTCTTCAATAAATCCTTCCATCTCCTCGTAAATGTTTTTAGGAACGTCATCACCAACTTCAAACAAATTAATTTTTTCATTATACATTTGATCGGCCATTTCAATAATCTGCAAATATGGCACATCTGTGTTGATGTTTTTCATTTGCTCTGAAATTTTTTGACCAGTAGAATGTATCTCTCTGCGGACGCTGTACTTTTTGAGTTCCTTAATTGAGGTTTCTATCTTGTCGTCAGAATGTATTTTACGCATTGATAGCGATCGTACATAATCAAGTATATTGATATCTTCTTCAAACTTGATTCCTAAATCTTTAATTCTTTGTACTATGACAATCTCGTCAATACTTTCGTTTTTCTCTAAAGACTTTTTGAGTATAAGGAAGAGTGTTTTATGTAGTAGAGAATTTTTATCGTAAAAATCCTTTTCATTTAAGACGCTTAAATAATTAACAAATATGTTAGGTTTTTGCAAGAAAGCGGCTAAAACTTGCTTTTCTATTTCATAACTATAAATCATATGCACCTAATATTGTGCATAAAATCAAAAAAGTCAAGTATTTTCTTGATCTTCTTCAATTTCGTATGGTTCTTCAGATACTTCAGCTAAAAATGTTTCTAAAGCTTTTTTTAAACCATACTCTGTGACTTGACAGTCGCACTTGGTGTGAATAATAGGCTCGCCCTTTTCTGTAGCAAAAGCGATAATAAAACCTTTATAGGCCTTTGGCCCTCCACTCATTTCATATAATTGTTCCAAAATCTTATCTGGAACGGTAAAATCATTAAATTTTGGTTCGCTCATCTAGTATATTTACACTCACCCCAAAAGCTTTTCAAAATATTCTTCTGATAATTCGTCATCTGGGTAAATTTCAATCAATTCTATATCATTTAACTCACAAAACTCCATTTTTTTGTTATCTCTTCGTATTTGACGTACGAAATTAGCTCTGGTTTTGTGAAAATGCTTTACAAACTTAAGATGTTGGGCTCCTTGAACCTCTATAGCTATCTTTTTAGTGTGGTTATAAAAATCTAAGGTAAGTTGTGTACCTGCAACCTTAAACTCCTCATATACGGCATCATAGCGCCAATGTTTGTACAAATAGGATCTTACTGTACGCTGAAATTTACTTCTACACTTACCATTCCACTTAATCTTGTATCTGTGTGGATTTCTAACTGGTTTTTCTTTGCCGTATAGAGTTATAAAATTCATAAAAAAGCCCTCTCCTATTATAGAGAGGGCTGATTGTTTTTCAAGTTAAAAGTTGAGAGCGACCCCAAAGTCAGAGGTTGATTCCCACTCTCCATCAGTGCCTTGAGCTGTATTTAAATCATTGTTTAGATAATTTAAATTAGCAAACACTGTTAGGTGATCTAATGTTGTTTGAACACCAAGTGTGACTAAAGTATAAGTGTAGTCTGTATCATATTCAAATGACTTACCGTACTCTACTCCAACACCGATTGCAAAATGCTCAGTGAGATCTAGATCTGTTCCTACTGCGATATCTGCTGTATATTGACCACCTTCTTCTGTTGCAACAGAAAGAATTGAATCAACGCCAAACAAACTGAGGCCATAAGAACTAACTAACTCATAAGTATTTTCGTTATCAATAGAAGTAATTAATAATTCTGTAGCAATATCGCCAATGAATGTAGAAAGATTAGTACCAATTGTACCATATAACTCTTCTTCATCAGCTTTTACTTGCTCAATTGAACCAATAAGTGACAAGCCACCAATTACTCCTAACTCTGAAGACGCTTTTACATATTGAACATCTGCAGATCCGTAAAGCCCGCCATCAATGCGTTTTTCGTAGTTACCTACTTCAACATCAATGTCCCATGACTTTACCGTTTGTTCTAGGTCTTGTGCCTCTGCTTTACCCCCAAAAAGGAAAAAAGCTGCAATAACTGCGACAACAAGCCCCACTTTAATCTTATTATTTTTTAGTATTTCCATAACTTAAATCAACCCCTACTGAGGGTTAGATAGCCTTTACACTAGTTCGGCTATATTTGTTTTGAAATAATCAATCAAGAATGTGCATAAAGTTTCATTATCTTCAATTAACTTGAATAAATTAGCCTCTCCTTGTATCTTTTCTGGTAGATCTGGAGCGGATTCCTCTACCAATTCTCTAAATTCTTCTTCTATTGTGATCCAAGCACCTTTTTTGGTGACAAATTCCCACATATAAAGTAAATCTACCAATTCTTTCTCTACCCAAACTGATTTTCCACCAACTCTACCATACCTAATTGGGTATGAAATGGTATTATTAGTCTTTTCGTTAGGTGATTTTTTAATTGTAGCTTTTGCCCAATGTCCAATAATTGGATTTGTTTTGGGATCTGGCTGTTTAATTGATGGATTTTGCAAAATTAGGTCTGATTTGAATCTTGGTTCAAACTCTATGATATAATTAGCGAAGTGTAACAATGCATTTCCACCCGTTGCTGACGTCTGACGTATCGGAGCTTTCGTGTATGGGTCTAGTTTGATATCTGCCCTTACTTGGCTAATAAAAATGGCCATATGACCCCTTTTTGCAAGAGATATGGACATTCTTTTCATAAAGTTAGCCGCAATTACAGCTCCACCTGCAACTTTGTTAGAATCATAGAAAGATTTATCAATATCTTGTTTAGATATTAAACCATCTACAGAATCTAGGATAAAACAATATTGGTGTTCATCTTCATTTTGCTCTACCAAAGTCTTGATTGCATCAACAACAACCTCGTAAATATTACTTTCAAAGACGAAACAGGTGCCTGTTTTCCATTCTTTTGCATCATATACAAACTTAATGCCAGATCTAGCCACCATTTCATTAGATAAGCGACCTTCAGCTTTGATATAAAAACCTTTAGCTTTTTTCTGGGTATTAAGCATATTTTTCATAACTTCCAAAGCGGCACTAGTCTTACCACCTTCGTTCATGCCCACAAATCTGTGTAATCCTGGGCCAAATCCACCATTTAGGTTTAAATCAAGCTGTAAGGAGCCGCTTGACGCTTTGTAATCTACTGATTTCTCAAAGTTGTAATGATCGTCCTTCTTTGCTTTGAGAAACTTATCTAATATTTCTGAATCTATATCACTCATTTAAATAAATCTTTTGTATTTTTCGGTTTATTATATATGGACTCATAGTCTTTTCCACATTTTTCTGATATATCATAGATTGTATATTTTGAAAAGTCAACTTTAAAGTTGAAATTTTTCCATTTTCTGTCCATTGTTTCTTTGAGAGCGTCAGATACTAGGTATGCAAGGCTATCATATTTCTTAGGAAAAGTTACAATTTGTAAGAATTCTAGAGAATAACGCTCCTCTAATTTTTTTAGAAACATCATTTCCCTAGACCAAAATGCTCTTTTGCCAGTTTTGGGTATTTCTATCAATCTACCTAATATTTCCTTTTTATTTAGGGTTGATTGGTTTTTGTTCGTCTTGTTTGTCATAATAGGGACTATGATATACTTTTAAGTTTTTGTCAAGTCTATTTTCTAAATATTGTTTTCTAAAGTCATCTTCAACTTCCCAAGCGCCTTGTAGTCTGCGAATTTCGTAATTCGCTGTAGAGTGACTCATGCCACGGTGCAATAATAAAACATCTGATGAATAAATAATATTCTTGCCATTTTTAAACAAATCATAAAGAAATAATAGATCTTCTCCTGTTTTTAATGTTTCATCATATTTAATGTTCATTAAGGTTTCAACTTTGACAATTGGGTGTCCATAAGCTACGGTTAACTTTCCTTTATGACGTGCATAAACATCTCCTATATTCTTTTCTGAAAATTTTATAGATGTTACTTTACTAACTGGTTCAAAACGAGCCGCAGGTTTCTTTTGTTTGTGCATAAAAGATTCTACGTTTTCAAAAGCTTCTTTAATTATTGAGCTTTTTTCTTGATGATCTTTTTTGCGAGTGACTTCTTGTAAAGCTGTTTCACCTTCAACAAATCCAATTGGATCAACATGCCAAATTTGTGAGTGAATAAAACAATCTGGTTGATGTTTTTTAATACATTCTTGTGCGTATTCTAATCTAAATTTAAGAGAAATGTCGTCTATATCACAAAACATAATATATTCTGTTTCGCAAAATCTAGCGCCAAAATTTCTAGCAAAACCAGGATTTTTTCTTTTTGGGTAAACATGATAATTGATTGGTATTGTTTTACCAGCAACTCTTATGTATTTTGGTTGTTTATCAAAATAATTTTTAGGTAAACCATTTGCGGAAATTATTAACTCATGAAATGGTACCGTTTGAAGAGCAATTGTGCGAAACGCATAATCTAAAAAGTGTACGTCTCTATCGCAACAAGTAATACATACGCTAAAATAATTATTGTAATTGAAGGTCATTTTCTACCATTCTTCGAACAAGAGTATCAAAGTTTACACCGTTTTCCCAGCCTAAATCTTTTCTAGCTTCCGAAGAATCTCCCAAGAGAAGCTCTACTTCTGCTGGGCGATAGAATTTTGAATTAATTTTCAATAAAGTATCTCCAGTTTCTGAATGTAAGAGCACTGTATCCATTGGATCTTTGGCCTCACTCCAAATTACTGGAATACCAGCGTACTCAAAAGATTTTTCAACAAACTCTTTAACCGAATGTGTTTCTCCAGATGCTAATAAATAATCTTTTGGAAGAGGTTGTTTTAACATTAACCAAACAGCTCTGACAAAGTCTTCTGCGTGACTCCAATCTCTTTTAGCTTCCAAATTTCCAAGTTCAAAATATTCTGGCGTCTTACCTTCTGTAAGTTGTTTTTTAATTCTAGCTACATTCATTGTAATTTTTCTTGTAACAAATTCTTCGCCACGACGCTCTGATTCGTGATTAAATAAATAACCTTGGACAGCGAATAAATCATAAGAGTCTCGCCAAACTTTTACAATCTGTCTTGCAGCAACTTTGGATGCACCATACGGACTGCGAGGTCTTGAAGGGTGCGCTAAATCTTGTGGGCTATAAACAACATCTCCAAACTCTTCGGATGAACCAGCGTTGTAATAACGGCATTTGGGGCAATGTTTTCTTATGGCTTCTAGTTGATGCAAAACAGCCATTGTATTGTTTTGGAAATGATTGACTGGCATTTTCCAACTTAAGCCTACAAATGAATTTGCTGCAAAATTCATAAAGTAATCTGGTTTAACCTCTTCTAAACAAGCGTTAATACTGTGCTCATCACCCAAGTCCATTTCTATTAAATGAAATCTAGGATTAAGTTTGAGGTGTTCTATATGTTGGTGGTTGGGAACGCTTAGTCTACGAATTGCACCATATACCTCAACGTTTGTATATTTTAACAAAAACTCGGCCATATAAGAACCGACTTGACCTGTAACACCTGTGACTATTGCTTTACTCATATTTCTTTGTTGCTAAAGTATTCATAACATCGCTTTGAAGCGTGTAGTTAAAACTATCTAGTTTAGAAAGAACTTCTGAATGTTTAAGACCTGGATTATGGACACCACTAGCATGTCTGTGTTCGTAAAATATTTGACCTATATCATATTTTGTTAAGTCAATAGATAAAATTAAATCCGCATCTATACCTTCTGCGTCTATAAAAAGACAATCTATCTTTCCTTCAATTTTATCTAATAAGTCATTGATTTTTAGAGCTTGTATTGTTTTTTCTTCAATTTCATTATGCTCATGATCAACAACATGTTTTTTTAAAACTGAAGCATGTCCACACATTTCTTCCGCATCTGTTGGGATGTATAGTGTAATTGTGTCTTCGTTGTAATCATTGTCGACTATTGCGGCATTAATAAATATAGCTCTATCTTTAAGAAACTTGTATTTCTTTTTTGCTACACCAACAGCATCCTCTAAGGCATCTATACAATAAAAATTTTCAACTTTATCAGATTCTTTAGTGATAAATTCGTTAACGTGATCTTCGCAATTGTGGCATCCTATCTGTATGATATTCATTTTATTTCCAATATTTATAAATTCCTTTTTCTACTTCGTAGTTTATTGTTTTAACTTCTCTTTGTTTCTCTTTAATAGCCCAATCAAACATTTTTTCAACTAATTTTTGTAAATTTGTTTCATCTTTAAAATTTAAAATATCTTTAGCTTTAGTGTGATCACAAAAAGCGTGTTTTGCTTCGTGTCTTGGCTCATCGTGGATAATAGACGCTTTGATATTGTATTTGAGTGCAGTATCAACTACTAAATTTGCCACCTCGTTTAATGAAAAATATTTATCAGCCCCTATATTAAAAATTTTCCCTTCATATTCTTCTATCAACATTTCCATTGGCTCCATATAATATTCTATATCGGAAAAAGCTCTAGTCTGTTCTCCGTCTCCATATATAATTAATGGTTCACCGTTAATAGCTCTTCTAATAAAAATTCCAATAACATTTCTATATCTATCCCAAATATTTTGATATATACCTAAAACATTATGAGGTCTAACGATATTGTATTTAAGACCAAATTGTTCAGAAGCTTGCTGTATATCTAATTCTACTGCGTATTTAGCGATACCGTATGGATCAATTGGATCTTGCTTCATTTCTTCTGTAAATGGTGGTTTTTGTTTACCATAAACCGCCATAGAAGATGTGAATATTAATTTAGCATCGTGTTTAATACATTCGTTAATAATGACAGCTGAAGCAACAACATTGTTGTTGTAGTTATATACTCTAATAAATGGAGATAAACCTTCAGCGGCATAAGCTGCAAAATGAAAAACAGCTTGAGGCTTAAATCTGTCAAAAATAGATGCAACAACACTTTCGTCTTTTTCTAAGTTGGTAGGAAAAAAATAAAAGTTTTTATGTTCGGGTAAAAAATCTTGATACCCTCCAGAGAGATCATCTATACCTACAACTACATAACCTTTTTCTAAAAGATGTCTAGAAAAATTTGCACCCAACAAACCTGCGGCACCTGTAATTAGTATAACTTTTCGCTTCATGTACTATCTTAAAATATTTCTATGTATTTTCTATTATTTTTTCGGCAACTTGTTCTTCATTCAAGTATGGGTCTAAATTAATATGACCTTTATTTGGGAAAAGTACTTCTGGGCCTAGTTGAACCTCGTATGTTTTAGACATTTCTCCATTGAAACCAAATTTTTTGTGCATATGACAAGTACTTATAATACAACGAGTACCTAAACCAGATGCTAGATTAGCCATGCCTCCTTCTGCACCTATAAATAAATCACAGTTTTTTATTATAGATCCCATTAATGCGTATCTTACGGGATCAACATCATAACCTCTGATATCCAAGTTAAGATTGGCGGTATTATAGGGCGATATGTTTATCAAGGAATATTTATTAGTTTGTTCTAATATTGATATAATTTTTGAACAATCGCCTTGGGTATTTGTTTGTCCGTTGTTGTATTCTTCTATTGAATAATTCCATTTTCTCAAAGTCCAATCACCTTGATATGCTATTTTTAATTTATTTTTTGGTAAGCAATTTAGAAAAAGTTTACCAAGGTTATCTACATCTTCTTCTAAACTTAGGTTAAATTCTGTAGATAGATTTTTTAAACCACAACTTTTTTGAAACTGTATAGTTGGAGCTATACTTTTATCTTCTATGATAGGCATTTCAAATACTTCATCATATTGAGATTCGTCTTCAACTTTATTAAAAAATATATTGTCAACAAATTTATTTGCATTTATAATTCTTATTGGTTGAGGTCTATATGTAAGAAAATCAACAACTTCAAATCCGAGTTCTTCTTTTAATTTTTGGGGCAAGGATAGTGCAAAAAAAGTATCACCTATCCAACCAGTGGCTTTTATTAAACATTTTTTCATTTTGTATTATATAACAGTCTTTTAATTAAAATTGAGAAAGCTCCTGGTATTTGATCTACACCGTGAAAACCTAAAGAAGCTAAAGGGTGTAATGGCTGAGTTTTAAATTGACCTTTTTCTAAAATATACATATCGTCTTCGTAAGAAAATTTAAATCCTACTTCCCCTTCACCAAACTTGCATCCGTTTTCTATAAAATATTGATAATTATCTAAACATAAAAAAACATCTTCTGGATTAAAGTCGTAACTTACGACAGGTGTTTGTGGATTGTATTTTAATTTTGAGCTTAACTCTAAAAATTTTTTACTTCTAAGTGAAAATCCTCCATTACCACATAAGTGATGACATTCAAAATGTTCTGGATATTTTGTGCCAAAATCTTCTATTCTATAATATTTATTATCTCCAAAAACAAAAGGCCAAGGAGAACCTATATAATCATAATCTAAAAATTTATCATCCCAATTTTCACCGCATAATATAAACCCATCTGTTTGAAAAAGTATAACATATTCTGTATCAACATACTTATGTAAGTCTTCAACACAAAACCTGTTATAATCAACAGCTTGCATTGGATCTATTTTTACAAATTCAATCTTTTCATCTAAAACACATTGGTTTTTATCTTGTGCCGAAAGTAATTTAACCGAACCAAATTCAAACCAGTTAGAAGCTAGTTTAACTATTCTATTTACTAATTCGTGATTTTCTTTATCAACTGGTTTTTCTCTACCCATTATTGTTAAATAGGTAACGTTTGGTAATTTTTTCATTCGTTATATAATTTGTTATATTCAAGCAATAAAGTTCTGCAATATTCTTCGTGTGTTTCGGGTTCTAATAAAATTTTAGAAAACGATTTTTGTTTTTCCTTAACTTCTTTGATGTTAATTTTTGTGTGATCTTTATTTATAAACTCATCTTCTGTAAATTCTGGTACTATACCTTCTTTTTGTATGTATCTGTAATACCAGAGTAATTTTGGAATCTCATTGGGTTTCATATGGCAAAGAACCGAGTTTGAACCAAGTGCCCAAAAGTTTCTATCCCAAGCTGATGTGTGGCCATACATATCTAAGATATATTTATATTTAAAGTGGGCTTCTTTATCTAAGTAATCACCAGCTATTAAATCTATATCGTAACCCATATAATCAAAAGCTTCTTTATTATGATTTAGGAATTGTGATATTTTTGAATTTATGTGTTCAACACTTGCTGTATTTTTACAAAATTCTATTCTTTGATTAGTGAGTTGTTCGTTTAGTTTACCTGTATCTGTTCCTCTAAAAACCAAACTATCTTCTTTTAAATCAAAAGGTGTCGGGTCAAAGAAATTTTTACCTACATAAAAAGAACTATGTGGATCATTAATCCTAATGTTTAGGGAATCTTCTGGACAAGCAAATTCAAAAATTGATAAATGAAATTTAGTATGTTCATCCTTGGTGTTTAAAATTATTTTGCAGTCTAAATTTAAACCCTGTGTAGATCTTTGAATTAAATTAGCGGTAATGTTAATTCTTGTTGGATCTAGATAGTCATGTTTTTGCGCAACAGTAATTTCATTATTTTTTAAATGTAAGGTAATGAAACCAGGGGGCAAATCAACTCTGTTGAAATATTTTATTGGAGCTATGTTTACATTGCTAAGAGATAAATCAATAGCGTCTTTAATCAAATTTTCTCTAGTAATCATTTAATCTCCTTTGATTACTCTATAACTGTCTTCGTCAAAATGTTCTGTGGAAAATTCAAACATTTCTGTGTCTTCTAAACCTTCCATCTGATGATGTAATCCAGTGTGCACCCAAAAATTATCACCAGGTTCTAGAATTACTTCTTTGCATTTTTCTATATCGGGGTTGTAGCCATATCTAACTAATAATTTACCTTCTCTAATGTAAAAAACTTCATCTTTCTTTTCGTGATAATGCCAAGAACATTTTTTACCTTTAGCAAACCATAAAATCTTTCCACAGTATTCTTGTTTATTTACAATCCACTTTTCGTAACCCCAACCTTTGGGAACAAACTTAATCTCTGAAAAATTCTTCATCTTTTATTGCTTTATCGTCTATGTAAAAATCACCAGCTGGTTTGCCCATGAATAACTTATGATACTTTACGCCCCATTTTTTCAACTGTTTTTCTGTTAATTCTTTAAAAAGGTTTGGATTGGTGTTATTTGAGCGTCCCATGCCTCTAGCTGTTAAAAAGATAATAGTATGACCCTCATCATATAGTTTGTTGATTTTTTCTATTCTGTCTTTTTTAGGTATTGAATCTTTGTAGTCTCCACCTTTTATTTGATAACAAATAGTTCCGTCTATATCAACCACGTATTTCATCTAAATATTTTTTGTATTCTACTAAACCAGTATCTATGGTGTATTTTGGTTTCCAATCTGGCATCCATTTTTCTGAATCAGACTGGGTATAGAATTGATACCAGGGTGGAATATTTCTTATGTGGTGATACATATAATGAACTTCCATTAAATCTAAGACATCTTCAAATGTTCTAGCTTCCCCACTACCAACTTCGTAAACGCCTTTAGGCGCATCAACCGCGTGTAGATTGGCATCTACAACATCTTTAATATAAACAAAATCTCTTTTAGGTTTTTTCTGAAATATTCTAAATTTACCTTTTTTATAAGCTTGATGAGCAACAGAAGCCATCTTGCCTTTGTGACATTCTCCTGGCCCATATACATTAAAATATCTCAAGGCGACAAACTCATCGCAATGAGCCATACCAAATTCTTCAGCTATTAGTTTTGACCAACCATAAATATTTTTAGGTTTGCCGTCTCCATCTCCGTAACAAGCGGCAGAAGAAGAGTATATAACTTTTTTGTTATACTTTTGGCATAATTTAAATAGCTTTACGCTGAAAGAATAATTGTAAATTAACATTTCACCTTCGTCTTGTAAAGTTGTGTCTGCTATTGCACCAACGTGAAAAACAACATCAATTTCTTTAATTAAGTCATCACTTAATTGTTTGGTATCTTCAGCGTCAAGACAAAATACTACATCATAAATGTCTTTTAATTTATCGTGTAGAGCTTGGCCTACAAAACCTTTATATCCCGTCAATAATGCCTTCATAATCTTTTTTCTTTAAAACGTAAGTTCCTGTTTTGGAAACAGATAAACTAGCTAGTTTGTTTGCTAATTTAATTGCTTTGTCCATGTTATTATAATATAAAAATCCAAAAGTCAACGAGGAAAGAAAAACATCTCCAGCACCACAAACGTCAAACACTTCAGTTTTATCTGTTTCATATAGTTTTGATTTATAATAAGCTCCCTTATCGCCTAAAGTTACAATAAGTTCACAGCTGTCATCTATATCCACGCATTCTCTAAACTCTTTTTCGTTTATCTTTAGTATGCAGTTTTTGTAGCAAGATAAATCTTGTTTTTTAGAATCTACTAATATTGTTTTGTCTTTATATGCTTCGCAAATTGTTGTGGCAAAAGATGGGGTTATAAATCCTTTATTATAATCGCTAATAACCAAAATATCAAAGTCTTCTGTAATTGTGTCGAGGGGTTTGATTTTTTCTGATTCACCTATGTCATATCTTGCTATGTGGCAATTAAATCTTGTGTCTATTAGTCTATGTTTTTCTAATTTTTCTTTATTGGTTAAATGAGAAACACTTAAACCCAAAGACTTAAGGTTAGCTTTCACATTAGCCGCCATACCACTTTTTATTTCTAGCTTATTCTCTTTTAACACTGGAACTGGAGCTTCTGGATTTAACCTATCACAAGTTCCGTAATGATAAACATCAAGACAAGACTCACCCAGTAGTAGTATTTTGTAAGATTTTAGTTGTTGAATATCCATTTACTTTATTGAAAAAAATTAATTTTTTAGCAAAATCAGAACCAATAACTTCTTTAGATCTATATTCTTCTCCAACTATCATATAATCTGGGGAGATGTCAAAGACTAAATTTTCTAATTCTATTCTGTCGTTAAAAATACAAACATTGTCTACATTTTTTAATGATAACAACATTTCTTTCCTATCTTCTTGTGAGTTAATTGGTCTAGAGTCTCCTTTTAATTCTTTAACTCTAGTGTCAGAATCTATACCTACTATAACTTTATCGCCAAAGATTTTTGCAAACTCAAACAATCTTATGTGCCCAATATGCAAGACATCAAAACAACCATTTATAAAAACTTTTTTCATTTCTTAATTTGTAGATTTAGCCAACTAACGTGTTTTTTTGCTACATCAAAACAATCTTGTGTTGTTTTATATCTGGGGTCAAAAACATTTTTTCTGATACCCCAATACTTTTTAGAGGTTTTTGGTATTTTAATACCTCCTTTTAAGTCGTGGCTTAAAATTAAAGTAACGTCTGGAGTATTGACGTGTTTAGCACTAACTAAAATAGGTCTTTCGAAATTTTTAAAATTACCTATAAAATCATCAATAGATGAAAAGTTTCTGTTATTTCTTTTTACATTAACTGTTTTACCAGATATAACTAAATCATAACCATCATCTGCTCCATCTCTCCAGTTTTCGTAAGAATCGGCAAATTTCATACCTTTGATTTCTACATCATAACCAGAAAAGACAGCCCATTTAGCAACGTGAAAAACTGGGCCAATGCTAACTTCTACATTTGAGATAAATTGATCCCATGTAGCGTCTTTTAATTCTCTATTAGTTTGATTCATTATGGGTATACTAACCCATAAGCACTAATTGTCAAGCTTTTTTCGGTGTTTTTTCCAAGAGACTCTATGATTGGTGACCCAATTTACTAAAGCTTTTTCAAATCCAATATCTTCGCCAGCTTTTTCTGACTCTAGCCATTTATGTTTGAGGATTTCATCTCTTTCTGCTAAGAACTCTTTGTATAATTTGGAGCCCGTTGCAAAATTGTAATCCATTAATATTGTTCGTCTTCGACGATTTCTACGTTAGCCAAAGAAGGGTTTTCTTGAATATAATATTCTTCGCCTTTCGTATAATCTGTGACGGATTTTCCAGCTTCCCACATTTTACAAGACCAATATCTAGCTTTATATTTTGGTCCTGGATTTGTATCGCACTGATGGCGAGCTCTGAAAGATTTGCGGCGTTCTGGATCATCTCTTTTGATTTCCATATTTGGATCGCCAAATTTTACCTTGACAACATTACCTTTGTCATTTTTTACATAGACGCCAAATTTCTTTTTGCCATCTTTAAGTCTAAACGGTTTGTTTAAAGTCTTTTTTTCTGCGGCTTCTGAATCAAATATATCCATTCCAGCTTCTTCTAAAATTTCATCTGGAGTAGATCCTGCGCCTAAAAGATCAATTCTAGCTAAAGCAAATTCAACTTTAGAAATATCTCTAGATTCATCAAAATCACTTGGAGACCATGTATTGCTTTGTATTTCTAGATACATTAACTCCTCTTCTGAAGCTTTTGCAACATCTTGATCTGCTTTTCGGTAAGAATCTTTAACTTTACCGCCACGCATCATTTTTAAAAACATATTAACACGAGCCATAGCCCAAGCAGCTCTAGACTGTCCTGGTCTGTGACTTGCAGAAAATGCACCAAGACCCCTTCTGTAAACCTTTTTTAGCATACCCAGAGTCACTTTTCTGGAATGTTTTTCATTATGCTCTTTAACCTTGTTTTTGAGGGAAGTGGTGACTTTTTCACTGAAAGTTATTTTACCCTTGGCTTCTTTAACCAAGTCTTTTTCGTCCTGTCTCTTTAGGATTTTTTTTGATTTTTCTTTGGAGTCTGGAGATGTACCAGCAGAACCAGGTTCATTGCGACTGGATCCTTTCTTTCGCTCATCTGGTTTTGCAGGTGTTTGAGCAGAACTTTTAGGTCCAGGTCTACCTGCCACTATGTCATCTGTAAAATCTAACTCCATGATATTCTTTACACCTATTTTCGTTTAAAAATATATTTAATTTCTTCGTTCGGTTTCACTTCTTTAATAAAATTATAATAATCTGAAATAACGTGATTTATAGCCTGAAACTCTTCTTCTTTTGTGAACCCTGTTCTTGTAAAATGAGGTTCAATCTCCATTTCTTTTATATTTGTCTTTTCGTAATCTATACCTTTTAAAACTTCCACTTCAAAACCCTCTACATCTAAATACAGCTTTTCTACTTCATATATATTTAAGTCGTCTAAGATTTTTTGTAAAGTTGATGCTTCACATTTTATTTTAATACCAGAAATTTGTTTATCTGATGGTACATTATGTTCTGCGAGGTTCAAAACACTAGATTGGTCTATACAATTTTTTTGTATTAAATCTATGTCTGTTGATGGATGGTCAAATCCAACTAAGCATTTATTGATAAATATATTTTTTTTTGTTCTATTTTGAACCAGTCTATCATACATTTCTGGATGGGGTTCAATTAAAATAGCAGTTATATCATCATAATGTTCATCTGTCCACTCTGTGGTTGATTTAAATAAGCCATCGCATGCTCCAGCCTCAATTACATATTTCATTATGTTTTATGATAAAAAAGTAACAAAAGGTTGGGCAAAATATATCGCACCTGGAGCACCAGCGCCATTATCTAAGTAACTGTGATTTTCTGCATAGAATAAAACTGCATTAATTCCAGTATGTGGAATAACGCTTAAATCTCCTGTTATGTATGGCGTTTGTCCAGAAAGTAAAACCCAATCTCCAGAGGCACTTGATGAAGTTTGTAATTTTGTGTCTAAAGCCCTTACGGAACATCCAATTTTTGGAAATGTTTCTTTTAGTTTAAATTGATTAGGTGGAGCTTCATATTCAAGAGCACGACCATTACCCCAATTATAACAACCATTAGTACCACCTACACGAGCATAATTGGTTGTTCCCATAGTACTTGCTGATTGAGTAAAATCAGAGCCTTTTACTTGTAAAACGTCAACAAAATCTTCTTGATTGCCGCCATCCCCAGTTATTTGTCTAATATACATACCACCAAAGTTTAAATCTTTTAAAGGATCGCCTGCTTCAATTTTAACGTAACAGCCGAAAGAAATTCCAGTTGTATCTTCTGGAATTGATGGCGCATGATCATACTGTCCAAAGTTAAAAGTAAGATCATATCTACACCAATAACCTGTTTGAAAATTATTTAATCCTGGAGCGCCAACCGTATTTCCAATCATAGTAATTGGGGTGATAGATGGTTGAAAATTAAAAAATAATCTATTTAATTCTGAATTAAAATCAGAATTAGAACCTGGAGCAACTAAAGCATCATTTTGACCAAAAAGTTTTACAACTCTATCTTGCATAAAGTCTCCATAACCAAGCAATTGTCCAGTTTCAACCAAATTATAAGATTCTTTGGAGATTAATTGAGCCAACATTAAACTTTGATAATTGGTAGTATTAGTAAACATTGGTGAATGAAAATACCAACCAGACATTTGAACTTGATCTAAACTTGAAGCAGATGGTCCAATTGGATGTCCGTTATAATTTTCAATTAAAAAATCATATTTACCAGGTTCTGCACCATCTTGTGGTGTATATCCTGTAAAATTTTCATTAAGTAATTCATTTCCTGTAGGCAGTGCTGGAATTCCGTCAAAATTACCAGTATAAGTTAGTCCTGCATTTTTGGGATTTATTTGAACTGTAGCGTCGAAGCCTAGTTGATCGCATCTTTGATTAAATTCTCTAATTAGACGACTATCGTAATCATGTCTTTTGTCGCCCTCAACAGTATCCATGAAGGTTCTGATAATTTTTTTTCTATAAACCTCGTATGTAGCTTGATCTGTAGCTGTCTCAGATTTTATTTCGGACCTTAGTATATTGACATGTTCTCTAGGCATAAATAGTTTTACACATAAAAGGGTATATTAACCCCACAAATTATATGCAACTATACCAGCCAGTGCTGTAAGTAGTCCAGTAACAAAAACCCAAGATAATTTCGTAAAGCCACTTACAAAAGCTTTAGTTTCGGCTGTAGTTTTTTCTAATTCAACCATACGGCTGTTCATATCGTCTATTTTTTTAAACAAAACGTCTGTAAGAGTACCTAGTTGTATTAGTTTTTCTTCAGCTCTAGCTATTGAAACGACGGCATCGGATAGCTTATCTATCTTCTCCTCCATCCTTGTAAGTCTATCATCGTTATCGGGCATTAGAAGGTTTTACAC